GTGTTGGCTTCAGTACAGCCTAGACACAGGACGTATGGCAGAGGTTCCTAAGCCTACAGCAGGAGACGCAGAGGTAGAATTTTGAGTAACTATGTCTACATAGATTTAGAGACCGATGGGTTAAACCCTAGCGTTATCTGGGTTGCCTGCTGTAGACACAACGGAGTGACGGAGGTCGTCTGTAATGAAGAAGATTTTAAAGAGTATGTATCGTCTAAAGGTGACGCTAAGTTTGTATTCCACAATGGAATTGGTTTCGATGTTCCTGTGGTGGACCGTCTTTGGAATGTTACTCTTGGGCGGTCTAGGGTCATTGACACTTTAGTTCTCTCTAGGTTAGCAGACCCTAGTAAGTCTGGTGGGCACTCCCTTAGGAACTGGGGCAACACCTTAGGTTTCCCTAAGGGCAACCACAGTGACTGGAGTCAACTCTCAGAGGAGATGATTACCTACTGTATGCAGGACGTAGAGGTAACTCAGGCTGTACACGAGAAGCTACTCAAGGAGCTAAAGGGGTTCTCTCAGGAGTCTCAGGACCTAGAGCATCAGGTTGCATGGTGTACTGTGGAGCAGGAGCGCAATGGGTGGCTCGTGGACCAGAGGAAGTGCTATGACCTCTTGGGGATCTTTAAGGAGCGTATGAATGTCATACAGGATGAACTACAAGAGACTTTCCCCCCTATCGTTGAGCAGAGGATTTCAGAGAAGACGGGGAAGCAACTCAAGGATAAGGTCACGGTATTCAACGTTGGCTCCAGAGACCAAATTGCTACCCGACTTGCTACTAAGGGTGCGGTGTGGAAGGAAGTCACTCCGACGGGAAAGCCTATGGTTGACGAGAGAACCCTCAAGGAGAACTCACATGTACCCGAGGCGGCACAAGTTCTGGAGTACCTTCTACTCCAAAAGAGGTACGCCCAAGTTAAGAGTTGGCTAGAGCACACTGAGGAAGACGGTAGGGTACATGGTAGGGTCATAAGTAACGGTGCTATCACTGGACGTATGACTCACAGGAACCCTAACATGGCTCAGGTGCCCTCTAGTAACTCTGTGTACGGCGAGGAGTGCCGAAGTTGTTGGACGGTACCAGAGGGTAAATCCTTGGTTGGATTCGATGCCTCTGGTCTTGAGTTACGCATGTTGGCACACTACATGGATGATGAGGAGTTTACTAATGTCTTACTTAAAGACGATATTCACACCAGAAATCAAATGGCAGCAGGGCTTGACACAAGACCTCAAGCAAAGACTTTTATCTATGCCTTCCTTTACGGGGCAGGAGACGCCAAAATCGGAAGTATCGTCGGAGGATCTTCAGGAGACGGTAGAAAACTTAAGCAAAGGTTTCTACGAAATACACCTTCTCTTGAAGCTCTACGAGAACGAGTTGGAAACGCTGCTCAACGTGGTCATCTCAAAGGACTCGACGGCAGAAAGCTTTGGGTTAGGTCAGAACACGCAGCACTGAATACACTCTTACAGGCCGCTGGAGCCATAGTTATGAAGAAGGCCTTAGTAATCTTAGATGACTATGCCAAGCAATGGAACCTTAATTATAAGTTTGTGGGGAACATACATGACGAAGTACAAACGGAAGTTGCAACCAAAGAAGCCCAAAAGTTCGGCTGGCTGGCTGTGGAATGCCTCAAAGCAGCAGGAATCCACTACAGCCTCAGGTGTCCCCTCGACGGAGAGTACAAGGTCGGACAGACGTGGGAGGAAACACACTGATGGATCAACTGTGCTTTTTTGAACATGAGGATCTAGGCGCAGGCCACGGAAAGGCGTGTTCAAAGTGTGACCAGTACCTACCACTGGACGCTTACAACATGGCCTCAGGCGGTAACTACCTCAGGGCTGAGTGCCGCAAATGTAACAACGAGATGCAAAAGGTTCGTAAACAGCTTAGGGAGAAACACGGTATGCCGGAGGAGGGCTATCACTGCCCTATCTGCAAGGGATCAGAGGAGGACGTAAAAGGCAAAGGAAACACTAAGAACGGAAGCTGGGTATTAGACCACGATCACGAACAAGAAACTTTTAGGGGCTGGCTATGCCATAAATGTAATAGGGCGCTAGGCGGGTTCAACGATGATACAGAAGTACTGAATGCCGCTATTAATTACTTAAATAGGAACCATGGAGAACTATAAATGAAGACAGTCGATACATTAGTGGACGATATATACGCCCTAATGGTCTCCAAAGAGGTGCCCGATGGTGTCTCCCTAGAGGCTGAGATAGACAGGTTTGGGGTCCACTGTAAGGATCTCATGCGAACCCTGTTTACCAGAGAGCGTGATGACCGTAAGTTACGCATGTCCAACATAGGACGCCCTGACAGGTTCCTCTGGAATGCTGTGAATAACCCACAGGAGGAAGAGGAGTTCACAGGTAACACCTACGTTAAGTTTATGTATGGACACCTGATCGAAGAGATGCTGATATTTCTCACTAGACTCTCAGGCCATGAGGTGACAGATGAGCAAAAGAAGTGTGAGGTCTCAGGTATCAAAGGCTCTATGGACTGCAAGATTGATGGTATTGTCACAGACGTTAAGAGTACTTCCTCTTTTGCCTTTAAGAAGTTCAAGAATGGAAACCTTGCTTACGATGATCCTTTTGGATATGTGGCTCAAATCAAAGGATACGCACACTCAGAGGGGGAAACAAAGTTCGGGTGGTTAGCCATGGATAAACAGAATGGCCACCTTACGTACCTCATGTATGACTCTGAAGACATGGGACACTTTTGTTACGACAAGATTTCCTACGACATAGAGGAGCACATAGAACGTGTAAAAAAGTTAGTGGAGCAACCTACACCTCCCAACGTCTGCTACCAGCCTATCGCAGATGGAAAGAGTGGCAACCAGAAACTCGCCGTAGGGTGCTCATATTGCTCATACAAAGGAACCTGTTGGCCTTCTCTAAGAGCCTTCAAGTATTCTTCAGGTCCACGTTATTTGGTAGAGGTACGCAATGAGCCGAAGGTCGAAGAGATCAGCCTCAAGCAATTTTAGGTCTGAGTTTGAGAACACAGTTAACACACAATTAAACCACGAGGGATTCACCTATGAAACAGAGAAAGTACAGTATAACATTCCTAGGGTATACACTCCAGATTTCGTCCACGCTTCGGGAGTCTTGGTGGAGTGCAAAGGCTTCTTTAGGGAAGGAGACACGCAGAAATACAAAAGTATTGTCAACTGCTTACCAGACCACCGTGAGTTAGTCTTCATACTAATGAAACCTAATCAGAAAGTCAGGAAGGGTACTAAGCTTACAATGGCTCAGTGGTGTGAGAAACACGGAATCAAGTGGTACTCACTGGATACCCTAGAGGAGCTAGTCAGCTATGTTAACTCTTGAGGAAACTAAGGAACGTATCTTGAAAACTTATGACCCCGATGACCTACTAGAAGCACTACAGATAAACTCAGAGGAGATCCTAGAGAGGTTTGAAGATAAACTAATCAACCGCCTAGAGAAGTTCTGGGAAACTGTAGAAGAAGAGGAGGAATACGAATGAAAACTAAGAGCAACCGTAACTTACCCCTTGAAGACGAGCCTGAGTATACCTTCGGTAAACGTATGGAGTCTATAGATGACGCCGCACCATTTGAGTGGGACAGAGCAGCCTGTGCAGCTTACTCGTATGTTTCATCTGACTCTGTTGCCTGTCCCGTAGAGAACCCAGATCACTACAACACAGGAGCCATAGAAGCCATTGAGGCTATCAAGGCATCTATGGACTCTGAGCAGTACTTCGGGTACCTCAAGGGCAACGTAATGAAGTACCTATGGCGTTATGACTACAAAGAGAAACCAGTGGAGGATCTACGTAAGGCAGACTGGTACCTCAATAGGTTGATTGATGCACTGATAGAGGACGGACAATGAACAGATATGATATAGAGCAGACAATATACTACACGTTCTTAATTGTGTTGCTTGTCTTTAACGTAACGTGGCTAATGTCGGAGTTATTATGAAGGTAGTGCAGGGTGAGTTCGGTAAAACCAAAGAAGCTATCAAGGCGTCTGACTTGTTTCAGTCTTTGGCTGACGCTACGGATGAGATGGAAGAAGGAGGCATAGAAGTCAAGACAGCCGTTGTTCTCTTTAGTGACGGTAAAGTGATGCAAGTTGTCAGCAACGATGGCTATCCAGATTCAACATACATGATGTTAAAGATGGGAGCAGCATCAA